AATTAATACAAGTATAGATTTATGGGAACAAGATTTAACATGGTTCTTTAACCGTGCACCAATGCAAGACGTAGATTTTGTAGATCCTTTCTTTAGTGAAGTGGCTGTACCTCTACAAGATGCTTGGTATTTATATAAGAATGGAGAGTACGATGAGGCGTTAATCGAAGTTCAAGCATGTGCTGCATCAGATTGGGCAACTGCTGGCTACGATTGGCTAAATAGAGCTATAACTAATAAGGAAAATAAATGAGTAATATACCACAGTGGTCGTATAGCCGACTAAAAACGTTTGAAGATTGCCCTAAAAAAGCAGAGTATGCCTATGTCCAGCGTATTAAAGAGCCAGGAAATAAAGCGATGGACAGGGGTAAAGATATTCATAAGCTATGTGAAGAATATATTCGTGGTCGGTTTGATGACGATATACCGAAAGAGTTAGCAGACTTTCAAGAAGCTTTCGAGCTACTAAAAGACCTACATTTAAAAGGTCATGTACTTTGTGAGGGCGACTGGGCGTTTACTACAGACTGGGAGCCTACAGGTTGGTTTGACCATGACACATGGGGCAGAGCTAAAGTAGATGCTTTTGTCCACATAGAAGGTGAAGATAACGCTAGAGTCATTGACTTTAAAACAGGTAGGTATGACGGTAACCAAGAAGGGCATAGAGAACAGTGTGAGCTATATGCTTCTATTGTGTTTAATAGACTACCAGAGCTTAAAACTATTACCACAGAATTATGGTATCTTGACCATGGTAAACTAGACCGTTATCAGTATGATAAAGAAACAGTTGAGGCTAAGAAGCAGAGACTTAATGATAGAGCAGTTTTTATGACTACCACTACAGAGTTTCCTGCTAAGCCAAGTGAACGTAAATGTAAGTGGTGTTATTTTGGTAAGCAGAATATATGCCCCAGCAGATTAACCTAAGGAGAAAAATATGCCTGCAGATTTTGATAAAATAGAAAAGTTAGCTCAACGTGACGTAGCTCAGCTACAGCATGCTGAAAAAAGTTATGGCGACAGTTGGCGTAAACGTGGTGGCGTAGGTGCTTTTATGATGTTAGCACGTAAGTTTGACCGTATAGAAAACCAGTCAATGAAGTGCCACTGGGATGTGGTGGGTGCTATACTTGATGACCCTAGCTCCACTGGTATACTAGACGACATACGTGATTTACGTTGCTATTTATTTTTAGTTGAGGAGTATGCTACTCGTTTGTTAGAAGAAGCTGAAGCTAAGAAAACTAATGCAGACTAGTATGTTTGTAACAGAGACTGACTGGGTGCCACCTAGCTCTCTGCCCAACCTTTCTAACTATAAAGAAATAGCTATAGACCTTGAGACCTATGACCCATTGCTCATGTCTCATGGACCGTCTTGGGCGTTTCCTGACACAGGTTATGTAACTGGGATAGCTGTAGCTACTAAAGACTTTCAAATCTATTTACCTATACAACACTTAGGTGGTGGTAATTTAGACAAGCGAGTTGTTGTAAACTGGATGAATAAAGAGTTTAGTCATAACAATGATAAAATCTTTCATAACTCTTTATATGATCTAGGTTGGCTAAGAAGGTTAGGAGTAGAAGTTAAAGGTAAGATACATGACACCATGTTTGCTGCACCTTTAATTAATGAAAATCAATATGGGTATTCTTTAAACAAATTAGGTAGTAGATACGTAGGTGAATTAAAAGATGAAACGCTTTTAGAAGAAGCAGCAAAGTCTTTTGGTTTAAACCCTAAAAGTGAGATGTATAAACTACCAGCTAAATATGTTGGACCATATGCTGAGCAAGATGCAGCATTAACGTTAAAGCTCTGGGCTGTTTTAAAAGAATTAATAGTTAAAGAAAACGTAGAAAAGATATACGAGCTAGAAACTTCTTTAATACCTATCCTACTTGATATGCGATGGAAAGGCGTACCTGTTGATTTAGATAAAGCTGAAAAGATAGGTAAACAATTACAGCGTGAAGAAGAAAAAATACTAAAAAGTATTCACACCGACTATGGTGTAAGTCCCGACCTTTGGGCAGCAGCATCCGTGGCTACTGTATTTGATAGAGCTGGTCTTAGCTACCCTAGAACTCAAAAGACTAACGCTCCTAGTTTTACTTCAGCTTGGTTAGAAAGCCATGACCATAAGTTAGCTAAAGATATATCAAGAGCTAGACAACTCAATAAAGCTAGAACTACTTTTGTAGATAAGATGATACTAGAGCATAATGTCAAAGGTAGAATACACGGAGAGCTTCACCCTTTACGCAGTGACGGTGGTGGTACTGTGACTGGTAGATTTAGTAGTAGTAATCCTAACCTTCAGCAAGTTCCTGCACGTAACGATTACATAGGACCTCTTATTAGAAGTATATTTGTACCAGAAGAAAATATGCATTGGGGTGCTTTTGACTACTCTCAACAAGAGCCTAGACTTACAGTACACTATGCCATGAAGACTCAACAAGAAGGTGCAGAAGAAGCAGTAGATGCATATCGTAATAAAGATGCAGACTTTCATCAAGTTGTTGCAGATATGGCTAACATAAGTCGTAAAGAAGCTAAGATTATTAATCTAGGTTTAAGTTACGGAATGGGGAAAGACAAACTTATTAAACAACTCGATATATCTCCTGATGAAGCAGAAGTTTTATTTGATACTTTCCATAGTCGTGTTCCTTTTATTAAAGGCTTAAGAGATCAATGTGCTAGGTTGGGCAGTAACCGTGGATTTATTACTACCGTGTTAGGGCGTAAGTGTAGATTTAATTTATACGAACCTCGTAATGAGTATGGCTCTACACCTTTACCTTACAGCGAGGCTTTAGATAAGTACGGTCAAGATATTAAACGTTCCTACACGTACAAAGCTATGAATAGATTAATACAAGGCTCGGCAGCAGATATGACTAAGAAAGCTATGGTAGAGCTATATAAAGAAGGAATCTTAGCACATACTCAAGTTCATGACGAGCTTGATATCTCTGTAGATTCTAAAGAAACCTGTGAAAAAATTATGCAGATTATGGCTGACTGTGTACCTTTAGTTGTGCCTAATAAAGTAGACGCAGAGGTAGGTGTAAGTTGGGGAGAAGCCACATCAGATTATAAGGAGTATTTTAATGGCTAGTAAAAGAGACAAACAAAGAACTAAGTACTTTGAGATATTTATGCTAACTCTTAATACAGATATGACGCTTGAAGAAATAGGTGTTAAATTTAAAATCACTAAGCAACGTGTTTGGCAGATCGTTAGGTTTAATCAGTTAGGAGCAGGAGACTACTTTAGAGGATACCGTGTATATACTGATTACTATAATGCTTTACTGAATGATACTAACCTTAGTAAAATAGAACGTAAGCAAAGACTTAGAGACTGGCTTAGACAGAATGATGTTAGATTAATTCGGAGTAAAGATGACTCAAAGATTACTGCATGAAACAACCTCTCTTCATGACTCCCCTTGCATAGGACAGTGTACTGTAACGCAGTGGGGAACTCGTACTTGTAAAGGGTGTGGTAGAACAGCTACAGAGATACGTGAGTGGAACACTTACAGTGAAGTTGAAAAGAAACTGATCGTTGTCCGTTGCTGGAAAGATTACCTACCTCGACAGAAGAGGGAGATGTTAAAGAAAACTAACTAATTACTAGATTATCCTTTAATCATTAGTAGTTCTAAGTAAACTTATAAGTACCTAGTAAATAACTACTAGGCATTTATAGGAGAAATAATATGGCTCATAATATTGAGACTATGGCTTACGCTGGGGAAGTACCTTGGCATGGGCTAGGTGTTAAAGTCGGTGGCGACCTAACCCCTGAAGAGATGCTTAAACAAGCTAACCTAGATTGGTCAGTGAGTAAGCGTAATATATTCACATATAATAATGCCGACAGCGAAGTAGCTGACGATCTTATTATGTCTGATGATCACTATATGCTTGTCCGTGATAGTGATAATAGTATTCTTGGACCGTGTGGTAAGCGTTTTATACCTACTCAAAACTCGGATGCTTTTACATTCTTTAAAAAGTTTACCGACGCTGGTGATATGAATATGCACACTGCTGGTTCTTTACGTGGTGGTCGGCAAATATGGGGTCTAGCTGAAATCAATGACGGCTTTACCTTGCCTGGTGACGACAGAGTTGAAGGCTACTTACTAGTGTCCGTGTCCCATGAGTGGGGTAAGTCTAACGAGATTAGGTTTACACCAGTCCGTGTGGTTTGTAACAATACTTTGTCTATGGCTTTAGCTGACAGGAGTCAACCTGCATTTAAAATGCCCCACACTAAAGTATTTGACCAAGACCTTATCGTTTCTGCAGAACAGGCTTTAGGTTTAGCAAGTACACGCCTTGATGAGTACAAGCAAAGTGCTGAGTTCTTAAGTAGTAGGCAATACAACGAAAATAAAGTTGTAAGTTACATTGCTGATTTACTACAACCTAAACTTGCTCTACAAGAAAAAATACTGGTAGAAAACAGTAAGAATATTGACATAGCTCAAGCAGAGTCTAAACTTAGAACCTTAGAAGAGTTTCAACGTACTCCTCATAAAGTTTACGAGGCTCTTGAGCAACAACCTGGAGCTAACCTTAAGAGTTCTAAAGGTACGTGGTGGGGTGCTGTCAATGCAGTTACCTACGTGGTAGACCATAAGTGGGGTCATGACCGTGACGCAGCAATGCATAACGCTTGGTTCGGTGCTAGAGCTAGTCTTAAAAACCGTGCTATGGTTAAAGCTATAGAGTACGCTGAGGCTGCATAATGCACCCAGCATACGATATATATTTCGTTTACTTCAAGCCCGACTCTCCAAGTCGGGTTGTGAAGTTTGCTATGACAGACATGCATAAAATTAAACAAGGTGGTATTTACATGGGTGACCCCATGAAAATGTCTCCTGCTTTAGGAATACCCCAAGCTGAGAAGTGGTATGAATTTTTTACAGGCAAGAAAAAGAAATTTGACACACCTAAGTGTGGGCAGTTTGCGTTATATAAAGTATTGATGAAAAAAGCAGTACCATTTACCGAGGAAGATATGAAGAAAAGTTATAGAACACAGGTAGAAATACCAAAACCTAATAATTATTGTAATGTGGTAACAGCTCGTGACCCTTACGATACAAGTCAAAAACTTACTCGTACCGATAAAGTTCCTATGTCAGCTAAGAATAAAGAACGTATGAAGCAATACGAAGGTATTAAAAATATACAAGATGTTTTAGACAAAGGTGTATTAAATTTGAACGATATCAAGTATGATATTAAATTAGGTTATGTTAAAAAAGGCTGACGAAAACTACGAACTTCTTTGGGAAATGGTTTACCATAACCCAAAGGAAGTTAAAGGAACACCAGCACGACTTCTAGTGAAGGTAGATACTAACCACCCTATATCGCAAGCAGATGATTTTTATGCGTGGATTGAAGAACACCGCAATCAAATAGCTAAGTCTGTGGTCAAAGCTGTTATAAATAAAACTTCAAAATACAGGTGTATTAAGGTTTTTAAAGTACCCTTTTATAGTAATCAGGCTACTTAGAAGCCCTGTGACGCTATATAAGGCTTTGATTTATAAAAGGCTACCTACCTACTAGGTTATAAGATCAAACGCTTAAAACGGCTTAAAATTTTTATACATCATACCTATTATCTTTATAGGAATTAACTTATTATATATACTATACTTATAGGAGAAGAATATGCAACCTGAAATAGAAAGCGGAATAGAAGTACCAAAACCAAACTACAAAGAAAAGTGGAGCTTCCACAGACTTGAAGTTGGACAAAGTTTTGCTATTCCCTACGACGAAGACGAAGTAGAAGTTACACGTTTACGCACTGCTGCTAGTGCTTATAATCAAAGACACCGTGTTCGTTTAACTACACGCACCGTAACTGAAGACGGTAAAAAGATGTTAAGAGTTTGGAGAGTTGAGTAGTGAATTTAGAAAACAGTTTCTATAGCGATCCTAGAGTTATGTCTTATGATGATTTAGTGGCAGCCAACGAAGTAGCCATAGAAAAGAAGTACAACAGAACCATCAACATCGACCACTTTTTAGAAACTGTGCAAAACTTTGGTTACGACCCTCGTAGATTGAAATATCCTGTACTACCTTTAATTCTTCACGAACATGCTCAGGGTAAAAAAGTCGACCCTCACATACGGTTAAAAATTATTGGACCACTCAGCGAAGATGACGCTTTAGTGGTGGAGGCTATATTAGATTGCACTTTTGAAGTATTTAAAAAGCTACCTATTTTTGATCTAGAGAAGAAGAAAATAGTTTTAGCAAATTAAGTTATAATATGAGTATGACTATCAAAAGCATTGAAGACTACTACAGGGATCATTTTTATGCTATTCCTTTTGAGATTTTATTGCTTAGTAAAAGCAGTGACACTCAAGAAACATTTAGGACTAGACGCGAAAACAATCTTAAGTTACTATTAGCTTTTAAACATTTGAATGAAGAAACAAAAATTAACACCTAAACAAGAAAAATTTGCACAAAATGTCGCAAAGGGCATGTCGCAAAAGGAAGCAGCAATCGCTGCTGGGTACAGTGAAAAGAATGCTGTTAAAGCAGGGTATGTATTGGCTAGTGACCAGAACCCTTTAGTCCAGCAAAAGATACAAGCTCTACAAGAAAAGGCTAGTAAAAAAGTAGAGCTAGATTTAGCTACTCATCTTACAGACTTAAAGGATATAAGAGAGGGAGCTATGCGTAATGGTGCGTGGTCTGCTGCAGTTACTGCAGAGGTCGCTAGGGGTAAAGCAGCAGGACTTTATGTTAACCGTAGTGAACTGACCGTGAACAGAGTAGACGTTATGTCAAAAGAAGAAGTTTTAGAACGTATGAAACAACTTTATCATGAAACTGGTGGCATTTTGCCTGCAGGAAAAGTGATACAACTAGAGAAAGAAGAAACAGTAGATGCAGAATATTCATTACCTAAAGGGAGCACTTAAACACTTTAACCCCATCTTTGACCGTTGGGATGAACCTGTGGTGCGTAAAACTAAAAATGGCATGGTTTATGGTAGACCTAGTCGTGGCTTTGGTGACGCACCATTTGATTACGCTGGTAAACACATGGATCCAGAACCGTGGACTAATCACCGTTGTATGGAAAGTATAAAAACTGCTGCTGAAGAATTAGCCTCTGCTGTTTATGATGAAGAAATTAAATTTACCTTTTGTCTTTGTGGTTTGTATCCTGGTGAAGAAGGCATCCCTCATCACAGTGATACAGTTCCTAGTTTAGAAGACGTGGTGGTTAGTATTAGTTTTGGTGCACCTAGAGTTTTTGTGTGGAGAGAATATCAAAATAATATAAAAGACCACACCAACACCAGCGACATTTATTTTAAAGAAAACTTTCTTAAAAAAGAAACACACTACATTTTAGAACACGGAGACGTACTAATGTTTGACGGCTTGAGTCAAATGAAAAGCACTCACGCTGTGCCGAACTTACCTTTAGCTGAAGAAAGAATCAACTTAACTTTTAGGTCAGGCTTGTGAGTAAACCAACGTTAAAAAAGCTTGACAAACTTATGAAGTCTGGTAAGCTACAAAAAGTTATAAAACTAGCACTAGGCAAAAATAAGAATGTCAAAAAGCAAAAAACAAGCTAAACACGTTCAGGTTATGAAGCTTTGCATCATGACCGATGAAGATGTATTTAATGATAAAACATCTATTGATGAAATGATGGAGATTGTAGCTGAACACATAGAAAACAAAAAATTTTATTTTGAACTCATAAACCCAGAGAGGAAAGAAGATGCCTGAATACAGTAAGTTAGCTCCCTATAGACTAAAGAATACCATGCTAGGTATTAACAGTAGTTGGTGTATAGACAAAACAACCCTAGAAATTATTAAAGAAAGCGAACCAGCCATACAAGAATACGAAGACAAGTGGGCACAAGTAGACATAGAAAATATTGTGCAAGAATACATCAAAGAAGAAGTTAAAGACGTTTATTCTATGCCTTTGTTCACACAAGAATTTTGCACTATGATGCTTGACGAAATAAAAAACATGGAAAAAGTTTTTGGTTTTGATGTAAACCCAACTGAAGACAAGTTGCGTCAAATACCAGAGATTACGCTCCATGACCGTTGTCCTGACTTGTTTAATAATCTTTGGTCGGTAGTACTTAATTATATGAACCCTGTGT